ATGGCGGATTCGGGATTTTCGCCGCATATTCATCAGCAATTCTTGGCGAGTGGCGAAGGTACCAAGCAGCCTGATAAGCCTCAGTTGCTCATCGCTGGTCAGCTTGTGCTGAAGAGCAAAGTCGCTGACCCGGACGACTTCATGAAGAATTTTCGAGTCAATTTCATGCGTTTTAATATGCGATGACAACGCTGAATTCCCCCAACTGGCGCCCTCAAACGCTCTGGATCAGCATCAGTTCCATCTAGTGCGAGATTTAGCCCTATCCCTCATTTTCTGGACGTGGTTTTCTCCCCGGTATCAGCATGAGGAACCATTGAACCCGGTCAGGACAAGCCGGGTTCTTTTTTTGTCCCGCTAAATCGAATTGTCTGTTTCCGCACAACATCACCCGAACATTCATCGGATATACAGGGAACATTAGCTGAACCTGCATTAGTGCCGCCGCGATAAATATCCCTTTTAGGGGTATGCCGCCATTTGGTTCTATAATAATCAGCCGTTCATCAGCGCCGACATCGGCTCATATGTCGGGTTCGTCTACATTCTCACCGATAGGGACAACGGGCGCCGTTATATTGGGCGCAAAACCTTCTGGTTCACGACCACTCTCCCCCCGCTGAAAGGATCGACCAAGAAGCGGAAAAAGGTCCAGGAATCTGATTGGGCTGACTATTACGGATCGAACAAGACCATTCAGCGGCTTGTCGCCGAACATGGGCGGGACCGCTTTAGCCGGGAAATCCTGCACCTTTGTCGAACATCATCAGAAATGAGCTATCTCGAAGCCAAGCTTCAGTTCGAACATGATGTCCTCTTGGACGACTCTTTCTACAACGATTACATTCAATGCCGCATCGCATCGAAACATGTCAGTAAGCTGAAGATAGGGGCTGATCGTGAGGGAATGGGCAAAGCAAGTCAATTGGCTATGGGCAGCGGGCGGCTTCACGATAGTTTACCTTGTCGGCTCCGTCCTCATTATCGGTCCTATCCGGATCACAACCCACATTACGACCGGCGCCCTGAACGAGATCGGTGACTTTCTTTCGGGCATTTTCTCTCCCCTCGCCTTTATCTGGCTTGTCGCTGCCGTTTTAACCCAACGTCAGGAGTTAGACGAAACACGCGACCAATTCGCGAAGGGGCAAGATGTCATCGATGGGCAGATGCAGAACATCACCAAACAAAACGCTTTATTGGTGATGCAGCATAATCAGGCTCAAGAATCGGCAAAGCAGACGTATCGGCTTAACCTGTTCGATAAACGGTTTGAAATCTACAATGAGCTTCTAGCCGTCAAGCGCTCGATGGAATCTAAACCAATGCTTGGAAGTGAATGGCAAGACCTTGAGCGTATCGCGAAGAAAAGTTCTTTCGTCTTTTCATCCGATATTTCGAGCTACTTGGAGTACGTAGCAGAGGCAGCATTCGAACTGATCATCTTTGTCGAGCAAAACCAGAGTGCTTGGCACATCGATGCGATTGAGGGCGGGGAATACCCGACTGACGACGCTAGCATCAGCGCCAGACGCAGCTACTTACGGGAAAAATTGGGGGTAGAAGAGAAAATCAGCATGAATTCGCTAAACGAATTAATGTGGTCCTCTCTCAGAGTTACTGACGCGTAAGAAGCACTACATAGGGCATGCTTCAACAGTTCACGCTCTACATCATCCTTGGTCTAATCGCGGTAATCGTCATTCTCGGCGGGTGCTGGTGGTATCAATCCAGCCGGGATGCAGCCACGATCGACACGCTGAAAGCCAATAACGCTCGACTCGAAGACGCGGTCAGCACCAACGAAAAGACGATCGCCCAAATGGTTGCCGATGCTCAGACACTAGCAGCCGCCAACGCCAAGCTGACACACAGCATCATGGCTACCGAGATGGAACAAGCCGCAAGCTGGAATGCGATCGACGCACTTGATCTGACGACCGACAGCGATGCTAGCGGGATTGAGACGAAGGCGAATGATGCCTTTGCGGCGTCGATCGATGCGATCCGGGCGATTACGGTGCGGTGACCCATGGATGATCAAATTAGAACACCCGCCCAAATCATCGGAAAGCCCGACACATCGGCACTGAAGCTCGATAGGCAAACGGAACAGCGGCTTATCCGCGAATGGCGATCCCCGTTCCCCGAATTGCCGGTGCGTTTTGAAGACAGCGCGCTCCGGATGACCACCGCCAAATAATTTCACCGCCACCGGAACATAACCGCTTCCTGAACGGTTTGTTCATGTAGCATTCATGTTCAAGGACAAGACGATGTTTCTCAGCACTCTTCAGCCTTCCGCTACTTTCGAATTCGCTCGCGATCACGGTATCTCGATGGAGAAAACTGCCATCGAGACGGAACTGAGCTATCTGCATAACTTCGACGGAAAAGACCTGTCCGTTGATGTGACCGGCGATTACATCGTGCTCGAAGGCGCTGTTCGGACGACTGGCGATCAGGCACGCGCTCTTCGTGTGGCTCGCGAGATCGTCGGCTTTGACCGCGTTCTGTCTCGCATTATCGTTTGCGCGCCGTCCGTCTAAGCCGCGCTGCACCCGAATACGCGAAAGCCCGCTTGATGATCTCAGCGGGCTTTTTTCGTTTCAGGCTATGGTTCGATGATCAGGCGGCTTTCACCCGATCGATGTTGCTCTTATCTAGGACGATGACCGTCATCACATAATCATATGCAATCCGACGATAAGGACTACCTTGCTCGATAAGAACGAGCTTCGTCGGATCGGCAATCGCTTTGAGCATTGGAGCGTAATTGCGTCCTTTACTGACGGCTTCCTCTAGCGCTTCCTCCGTCATGCCATTCGGCTCAGCAACGAAATAGTTGCTGTTGGGAAGCGGGGTTCGCTTGAAATAGTGGTGAATGCAAAGGTTCCTGACACCAGCCTCAAGCTTGGCATATTGTATCCACTGCGAGTTTTTCCCGCTGATCATAAAATGCTCTTCAGTGAAGAACTCTTTGTGATCAAAACGCTGGTAGGAGGGCGCCTTAAAGTCCGGAAAAATGGTGTCCAAGATGACCATGACCGCAGGGTCAGGCGTCTCCATACAATCGGTGAGGAAATTCATCACTGATTGATCCTTGGCAAAATTACTTGCGTTAGCACGAGCGAATGTCTCGGCTTCAACAATCGATGCGAAGGGGCCATGCTCCGACGAACCGATGGCAACGAAAAAGCCACGCAGGGTCTTCGGGCGATAGATGTCATAATCTGCCCGGATTACCGCCTCGGCTCTATGCACCGGAATGTCATTGACGAAATGAGACCCTACGAGTTGGAAGTGATCCAAGATACTGGTCGCGGGGACTTTAACAGCGTGGGTCGGCTTGGCAGTTTCATCAGCCTTAACAGAGGCGGTGAAAATGTCGGAAATAGCGGTGTGGTTCATATGGAAATATTCTCCTGAGATAATATGATTTGTATGGAATTGGGCGGCAAACAGGCGGCTTATGCGCCTGTTCTCGTGCCGTGATGGTATTTAGTGGTTGTGGTTGTTACAGGCTGGCTTGAGCCTTCTTCTCGGCTCGGCGCTGCTTTTGGCGTTCGCTTTTGGAAGCGCGCTTCTCATCGTCGCTCTTTTTGTCAGAGCGCTGTTTCCGTGGTGCCCGCGTATATTCAGTGAGAGCCGGCACTTCCAACAGCACCGATGGCTTCGAAACGCCGAAGATGCTGCCGACGTACTCCATCTGTCCGCGATCCAAGCCTACGAAGGAAAGGCGCGTCTGATCCTCTGGATGATCTTCTGAATATTTCTTGCCGTCCCGCACCGCCGTTCGGGTCAAAAATTGATACAGCAATTCGATCGCTTGCGAGACAAACAGTTCGGAAGCCGTCATCCCCGCAACCGCCAACCAAATGGCGCTGTCCATATTCGATTGGAGTAGAGGGGCGAGATGGACAGCCAAGTACCTGTCTTGGTAGGCGTTTAAGCCGACCGGGTTCGGTGAGATAGCTTCGCCCGTTTTAAGACGCCATGATCCTTCACCCTTGGCGCTCATGGTGACGATGTGCGGCTGTTTGGGGAATTGCTGTTCGATTACGTCAGCGACAGACAAGACAAAGTTATCATAGCCAATCCGCTTACTGAGATGCGTCCACGAAAGCATTTCTTCCGACAAATGGTAAAGGTCGATCAGAGGCGCTTTATGGGAGAAATCCTCATATCGAACACCCTCAATCGAAGGATGAACGACCCAATCAACCTTGTCAGCCCAATAGCGATAGAGCTTTGAATAGGCGAAATTCGCCCCCATGAAGGTCACTGACTTATAGTGCGAAAGGATGGATGGCTGAACGAATGAGTAGATGACCATCTTTTTCTTGGAATCGTCGCTATCGGACGAAATCCCCTCATCGTCTTCCAAACCAGAAATGAATCCGACGTAATTCTTGGCAGCGACAAAGCTTCGATGATGCGGGCTATGAACGCGCTTACAAAGCTCGATTACATGGGAAGGAACTGACGATTCTCGCTTCTTCCCAAACTCGGCAATTTCGGTTGTATCTTCGGTGTCGATAACCTCAAGCCAGCCTTCATATTCACAGGGCTTTGCCTTGATCAATTTACTGATGAATTCGCGGGTTGCGGAGATGTCTTCAGTGAGAGTGACCTTCGTCACCGGTGACGGAAATTCGTCCACGATAAGGTTTTGGTGGGCTGCTTCTTTGATATTCTGAAACGCCACACCTTGGTTGATCAACGCCACGCTGGTGCGCTTATCAGAACAGTGATTTTTGTATTTCTTGGTGCAATTGTCCGACGACTTCTTCTGTTGGATGACGGTGGCACTGATGCCAATTTCAGCAAGGTCTTTGGCTTGCTGATCGCTCAGTTCATTCGTCTGAGTCGCAATAGTGAAGAAGTCGTTTTGCCCTGCAATGAACTGGTGTGCCGAATACGTCTTGCCACTACCGGCATGGGCATCAGCGAAATAGAACGTGGGCTTGGCGTGGGGGATTGTAATTGATTGATTTTGCATTTCCTTTCCTGATTTGAGTTGTTGACACGAAGAAGGGTCCGGTGCCTCTTGGACATTCACCGAACCCTTGACCTTCTTCAAAAATCAAAACAGGAAAGATGGAACGAACCAGTGACAATGACCTTCGGAACGAAGACCACTGTCCAAGAGGTTTCAATTCCAAATCTATTTAGCGTCCCGATCGCTTATCGATCGGACAAATAGCTGGAATATCTTTGCTTTGTTTGCCCCGAACGGAAATCGATTTCTATGCAATCCGATGGCTATTGAGTGACGACAAGCGCAACCTCAATACGGCTATTTGACGCTACTTTATCTTCTTTGAATCTAAGATTTTATCCATGCGTCATCTCATGGATATTTGATGGATCGTTGAAGGAATCTCATCTCATAAAAACATGGGTAAGCGAGCGTAGCGAGCATGCGCGAAGCGCATCATAAGGTTCAATGAGATTCCATAAGATTCAGGAAGGACCAGTTCGAACAAAATGATCTAATGAGGTTCTGTGACCATCATGGATATCCAAGAAGTCCAACCAGTACCGATGGAGACCAATAGGGTTCAACCAACATCCACCAGTTCTTTTTGAACCCCATCAATCCTCATGACGTCGCTACGCGACGATGTCCCGCTACGCGGTCCATCCCGGCTGGATTTGATCATTTGGTAAGTGGAAGGATCAAACCAATACCAACCAATACCCAATAGCGTAACTGCTAGAATCCTGTCGTTACCTGATGGCACCTGCCAAACCCTACCAATCGCCATTGGGTTCAACTGTTACCTACTGCGATCTTCTGCCAACCACTGTTCGATCTCTGGAAAAGCCGTGGCGTCCCGACCAACATTGAACAGGGTAATCCCGTTACTGAACCGTGCAATTGTAGGGGTCTGAAGTGGTGCCCGTCTTCACAGCCGCGTTTTCGCTAGGTCGATTCCAGGGATTTTCCGTTGGACGTGCCGAATAGTGTGATGGCATATACTAAGCAATATGAAAACGTTCAACTTGGGGAAATGGGGGACACTTCCCAGAATGATGACACGTCTGAAACTAGAAAAAATAAACTACCTGCCCATCCAAATTCTATCGGTAATCGCATTCAGCGTATTGTTCGGAGCTGCTCCATGCGCAATCGCTGGCAGTATGGCAACTACCGGAAAAACCTCTACGGATGGGACCAAACAAATTTTCAATGGAGAGCCTAATGGAATGGGAGGTTTGTCCGGAGGAGATTCGACGGAAAAGGCCACTTCTGGTTGGGGGTTTTCCAACCCGCCCGTGGGTAAATTTCTTGGAAATGCGCCAGCACCGGGACCATACTCAGGAAGTCACAGTTCAATCGGAACAACCTTCAACGTGATATCGACCATTGACGGAGTCGCAGGACCAGAGAATGGTAGCGCCCCGCCCGATCCGGTTTGCAATACCGACGATACGACCCGTAACGATATCTGCGCGCAATGGCGAGCAGCAGACGCGGCTGCGAACGCAGTCAACATCGGATGGTATCAATTCTACCTCAGCTTATTTGGTACGCTGATATCCATTTTTACTCTATTAGCTGCAATAGGTGCAGCGATTTTTGCGAAAAATGCAGCCGCCAGTGCTAGCGCCGCGAACGATATCGCGAAGAATACCGAACGACCTTGGATTTTTGTCGAAGCCAGCCTTCTTCCGTCCGTGCTGAAAGTGACCAGCGACAAAAGGGCAATCGTAGTTGGAACGAGAGTCCACCTGATAAACAAAGGCGCGTCACCGGCATTCGATATTCATCTAAGATGGGACGCAATACAGTCCAACCATTTTGATTTCGACAAAGAGTATAAAAGGCTACTGGACAAACCCGATGTCCAAAATCCTAGGCACGTCGCCCCCTTAATCGATGATGTTTGGCTCGATAACGAGAGTCATTCCATAGAGTTCGATCCTCGTCACGATCCCGGATCGGCAATCATCTCCTTAATGGTCTCGTACAAATCACCGACAAGCGATAGACCATTGCATACCTGCGTGTTCTTTACCCTCAATGAGAAGGATTATGTTCCAACATTGGAGGGCAACCCTTACCACACAAAGATGGTTTAACCTCGACTTCCCTCATTGACCACGTTTCGTGCGCCCGCCGCTGAGCCGCCGCCAGAACTCCGATCGATTGCGCACAATGTAATACTATAACATTGGAACAGATTCTCCACTAAATACGTGCCATTCGCACATATTATCAATCACTACGACCGACGACGTTTGACAATAAACCACTGTGGATGATATATAGTTTATCAACTACAGAGGTTATCTCATTGAAAAAGTACATCATCTACACCCGCGTCAGCACCAGCGAGCAAGGCAAATCCGGTCTTGGTCTCGAAGCTCAGCGCCGGGACATCAACATCTTTCTCGACCGCTTCTCTGATGTTCCTTACGAGATCATCGCCGAATATCAGGACATCGGTTCGGGTGGCGAGGACAATCGTCCGGAACTGACCAAGGCACTCGCCCTAGCCCGCAAGACTGGCGCCGAACTGCTGGTGGCTAAGCTGGACCGCCTGAGCCGTAAGGTATCGTTCATCGCCAAGATCATGGACGACAAGCGCGTGAACCTTCGCGTTGCCTGCATGCCTTACGCCGACAAGTTCCAACTCCACATCCACGCGGCTCTAGCTGAACAGGAACGCACGTTCGTCAGCGAACGTACCAAGGCTGCACTGAAGGAAGCGAAGGCACGTGGCGTTGTGCTTGGCGGCATGCGCGATCCGACCATGAAGCGCAATGAGGCTGCGAAGAAGAAGGCAGATGACTTCGCTCAGACGATCGCACCGATTATCAAGAGCATGCGCGAGAACAACGAAACCCTAGCCAACATCGCCGATGCACTGAACAAGAGCGGCAAGCCATCACCACGCGGCGGACAGTGGACACCGACAGCCGTCAAGCGGGTGATCGACCGGACCTGAGCGACGATCGACCGGATTTCCGGCACGCGGCAGGCGGGGACTCCCCTTTTGGGGCGAAGAAATATGATTAGGTGCCGCGCGAAATTTTTACAGATTTTCGAAAAGTCGGGCTACCGCTTGCTTCGGTCGAAAGCCCTTTTCAGCCACTCGTCTTCCTGCCTCTGCATGATCAGGTCGAGATATTCGGCGCGAAACTCAGCGATGGTGATTTCGCCGGAAATCCAACGCTCTTCGCTCGCCAGAAAGCGCGGATCGTTATCGAATTCCAGCCCATGAGCGGCAACTTTCTCGCGGGCACGGGCAATCATCGCCCTTCGTTTTTCGGCTGACATCCGAATCTCCTAATGGACGGCGAACATACGCGCGCCATCCACTTAGAGACAATCGCCAAAACGGTACGATACCGTACGATTACGCAGCCTTCCGGCGACCACGCTTTTTCGGTTCAACGACCGGTTCGCCATAGGCCTTGGCAACATCCGCCTGAAAATCGGCGTTGGTTTGCGCGGCAGTCAGCGCCGAAAGCAGGAATTCGACGACCTGTTCCTTATCGAACAATTCGTATGAGTCCGGCAGTTTACCGAGTGTAACCGTGTAGCCGGTGCCGTCCTGTTTGACCCATGAGCGCGTGTTGAACGTGCCGTTATTGAACGCTTCGATTTGGCGCTTCAAGGACGCCTTAAACGAGTCCAATACCGGGTTTTCGACGCGCTTATAGCGGTTCGCCAGTTCGTAAAAGTCTGTCATTTTTGTATCCCTGTTAAAATTGTTCTTGTCGCTAAATACGACAAATAACAGTTTTTCGAGAAAGGCAATGGCAAAAGTAAATTACACTCTCCCTAACGGCTATTCGGCGGACATTACCGCTGCAAAGGAAGCCGGTTCATTTGACGATTGGATCGACAAGAAGTTCGGCGATCGAATCCGCGTTCTGATCACCGAGGATGACTTCACGATCGATGTTCAAGACGATCATTTCGTGGTCGATTTCGCCGAAGATGACGATGCACTTGCGTTCGTCACGCTGATCGGAGGGCGGATCATTGAGTGATTTCGACATCGATAATGTAGGCCCATTGCCTGCACCAAAGCGAAAGAGCGGGCAAGGACGCAAGCGCGTTGTTACCCCGGAAGAGCGCGCAAAAAAGACGTCTCCGGAATGGAAAGAGCATCTTCGCAATATCGGCAGAAAGAAAGGCGATCCAAAGGTTCCGGGTAGCGGCTCAAAGGCGACTCCGAAGGAAACGAAGGAATGGATCGCCGGTAAGTCGATCGACGTCGCTGAATTCATGTACGAGATCATGAACGATGACACTCAGCCGGTGAAAGAACGCATTCGTGCCGCCCAATGGCTTGGCGAAATGTCGATGAGCAAGGCACCTGTCGAACAGGAAATCAAGGTTTCCCATACCCACGACATTGGCGCGCTTCTTCAGGAAGCTAAGCGGCTTGCTGCCAAGAACGTAATCGACGTAACGCCTGCACCCAAGCTGATTGAAGGCGATAAGGACTGATGGAATCCCTTGTCGCCTTCCTCACATGCTTCTTTAAAGCCAAGGCCTCTTTGCTGATCGCCGGTTTCTTCGGCGGCATAATTCGCAGTATCGTCAGTAAGACCGGCTCCAAGTGGCAAAAGCTGCTAGGCGGCTTCATGGGCGCAATTCTATCGGCATATTTCACGCCGATCGGCGTTGCCCTGCTTGGCACATCCATTCCAGTCAGTTCGATCAGCTTTATCGTCGGTCTCGTCGGCATGTCGCTTGTGGAAGCACTGATCAGCATCGGACGCGATTACCAGAAGCATCCGGGTAAGCTCAAACACGATCTTCGAGACGTGTTGTTGCGCATCCTTGGCGCCAAAAAGGAAGGCGAATAAGCCAAATGATAGCCGCTTCTAAATAGCGGCATGTCAGACAATAACATACAGAAAGAAGCATCCGAATATGCCGAACTGATTGCCGTCTACAGCGAAGACATTGCCCTTTTCGCTGAGCATGTATTCGGCTCAAGCCTCAGCCCCAAACAGCGCGAATTCTGCGAAGCTTTCCGAAGCAAACGCCGCATCAGTTTCAAAGGCGGCACGGGTTTCGGGAAGACCTTCGTCCTTGCTACCTGCTTCTGGTGGGCCTTGATCTGCCATGAGGAAGTTCAGGTCTCGATTCTCGGTCCTTCCGAACCCAACCTCAAATCGACGTCATGGAAGGAAATCCTGAAATTCTACGACCGGATGGCAGCGCCATTCAACGAGACCTTCACCGTTTCCGCGACCCGCATTTCCAGCACCAGCAATCCCGCCTCATGCTTTGGTGAATACCGTCTAGCCAGCAAAGACAACATCTCCGCTATTCGCGGTATCCATATGCGTTCGAATTTCGTCATAGTGGACGAAGCGACGGGTGTTGACGATGAGGTCTTCATTGAAGGTCTCGGCGGTATCTTCGCTGACCCGAACCCAAAGCTTTGTATCATCGCCAACCCTTCCCGCGCATCGGGCTATTTCTGGCGAACATGGTGCGATCCGGAGCTTTCGCCGATCTGGACCCATGTCCACGGCACTTTTTGGGATAGTCCGAACTACGATCCAGAAACCTTCGCCGAAACCGCCAAATCCTACGGTGGTCCTACTTCCCGCGACTACCGCGTCATGGTTGAAGGCGAATTCCCGCTATCTGACGAAGATGGTCTTATCCCACGCGACCTGATCGACGCGGCTGTTCGCAATGAGGATGCCGTTCCAGCCGACAATGTCCCAATCATCTGGTCAGTCGATCCGGCTGGCGCTGGTAAGGACACATCCGTTCTATGCATTCGCCATGACAACAAGGTCTTGGACTTCAAAGAATGGACTGGTCTTGATCCTACTCAGCTTAGCTACAAAATCCGCGACCTTTATCAACAGACACCAAAGAAAGATCGCCCTGTCGTTGTTTGCGTTGACGGCACAGGTCTTGGCAATGGCGTTTGGTCGAACCTGAAGGATTTCGGGCTTCCAACATACAACGTCATCTTCGCCGGAACCCCTACCCGCAATCCGGAAAAATACAGCCGAATGCGCGATCAAATCTATTGGGAAACGCGCGATTGGCTGGCAACCGAAAACGTCTCGATACCCAATATCTCGCGCCTGATCGAAGAATTGGCATCGTTCAAATACGATGATGCAAGCGGGAAGATAAAAGTTGAGGACAAGAAATTGGTGAAGAAGCGAATTGGTCGCTCGCCTGACTATTTCGACGCCTTGGCGATGACGTTCGCCGTTTCAAAGACGCGCTATGCCAGCAAATACAATTGGTCAAAGCCGATCCAATATAACCACCTTCAGACGCTCGAATAAGCAGACTATCGCGTTCTTCTAAATACGGAAAAATTATCGCGAGATTTTCCCTGAATGACTACTGAAGACGAAGCTATTCTCAATTCCATTACGCCGCAATTGAAGCAGGCTGTGACGTGGTCGAATAGCAACATTGCGAATAAGCAAGAACAGGCTCTCAAGCACTATAAGCGCGAACCTCTGCCCGGTGACGACAAGCTGAAAGGCAAATCGAAATGGGTATCCAATAAGGTTCAGCAGCACGTCGATTGGCTTAGCGGTCAGCTTATCCGTATTCTCGATTCAGCCGAAAATGTCGTCGAGTTTTGCGGAATTGATCCGTCCGATGATGCGATTGCCAAGCAGCAGAACCTTGTCGTCAACTGGATTATGAAGACGAAGAACAGCCATGTCGCTTATCTTCAGCCTTGGATTCAGAACGGTTTGCTCACCGGCTTGGGCATTCTGACCGCCGAATTTGAAGTCGATACGGAAGAGTCCTTGCCGCGCCTGCTGAAGGGCGTCCCGAATGAACACCTTGTTGCCCTCAACCAGCAAGAGGAACAAGGCCTCATCGTGATTGATGAAGTCGGCAAGCCAACCAAAATTCCCGGTCCAATGGGACCAATCGAGACGCGCGACCTGAAAATCAGAACGGTCAAGCGCATCCCAAAATTCCAAATCCTTTCAGTTGCGCCCGAAGATTTCATCGTCTCGAAGGACGCCAAGTTTGATCCGGAAACGGGCGGGATTGCCGCAAAAATCCAGGGTCACCGCAAACTTGTCAGCCGTCGCGACTTGCGGGAAATGGGCTTTGAGAAGGAAAAGATCGACGCTCTTCCCGCTGCTTCCGACAAGACGGATGGCATTGCCCTTGAACGCTCGAAAGACCTTGCTGGCGAACAGGGCGTTGGTCCCGACGACGTCGAAGTTTTCACCATCTATACGAAGATGAAGATCGGCAAGGATACTAAGGCCCGCTATTGGCGCCTGACGATCGGCGGCGATTTGGAAAATAGGCCTGTCCTGCTTGACCATACCGAAGTCAGCAAGATCGCGCCTTATGCTGCCTTCTGCCCCTTTCCGATCGCCGACACCCTGTTCGGACTTGGCATCGCTGACCGCCTTGCGGACGATCATATCCTTCTGACCCGCATGTATCGTGGTGTTCTGGACAGTCTCAGCCAGTCGGTGAACCCTATTAAGGTCGTCAATCCGGACACGACCAACGTCGAAGACCTATTGAACACCCATGCCGGTGCGATTGTCCGGTCTACCGATCCATCAGGCGGCATCAGCTATAACAAGGCTCCGTTTGCCGGTTCTGACGCAATGCCTGTCATTGATCAGATGTCGCGCGAACTCGAATATTCGACCGGCACAGGACCGACGATGATCGGTATTGATGCGTCCGATTTCCAGCGTACCAGCGCCACCGCTGCCAACCTCCGTTCGAACGCCAGCCAGTTGCTTATCGAGTCAATCAGCCGGTTCTTTGCCGATACGGGTTATCGCGCCTTGGTGAAGATCGTCGTTGATCTCCTTATCCAGAAGCCGGACGAAGCCAACGAACTGATCAGCCGCCTGACGAACGCCCAAGCAGTCCCGCTCGATGCGTTCAGCACCGACTTCGATCTCACTACCTCCGTAGCCTTCGGCGTCATGAGCCGCGATCAGTCAACGGCACAGCTATCCAACCTGCTTGCTCAACAGATGAACGCCATCGAACGCGGTCTTCCCGTTGCCAATGCTCAGAACGTCTACGAGACACTGAATAAGATGGCTGAAACCGCTGGCTTTAAGAATACGGGCCTGTTCTTCACCGATCCACGCAAATTGCCGCCGCCTCCCCCGCCACAGCCTCCTGTCGATCCGAACGCCGGTCTTATCGAGGTTGAGAAGGTCAAGGCTCAGTTGAAGGCGCAATCGGACGAAGCTGACCGCCAATTCCAGATGCAAAAGCTTGCCGCCGAAATGGACCTGAAACGGGACCAGATGGCACAGGATTTCGAACTGAAGCGCGCCGAAATCGAAGCGAAATATGCAGCCCATGTGCAGGTAGAGCAACTTAAAATGGAGCAGTCTGCACGTCGCGATGCTATGGGGAATATCAACCTATGATCGACCAAGTAATTCTTGACCGTTCGAACGCTGCCAAACGGCTCCTGAACAATCCCGATTTCCAGCTTATTGCCGCCGCGATTGAAGCCGATATTCTCGCCAATTTCCGCGCTGTGAAGATAGGCGATACGGACACATTGAACACAGTTCATGCATTGTCGCACGGCTTCAAACTGCTAAACGACAGATTATCTAAATACATCGAAACCGCGAACTATGCGGCGAAAATGGAAGAAATTTCCGACGAATAACGCGGAAATCTCCGTTCACAACTGCATACGACGCTAAATATAACACTTACATTTGGATTACGAAAGGAATGGAAGACGAAAGCAATAACTCCGGAATGGAGACTGCACTTGATGATGCCAGCGCGGTTGATCGTATCGCCGCACTTTTGGACGACAATATCGAAGCCTCTGATGTTTCAGAACAAGCAGTCGAGAATGTTGAAGACGAACCAACAGCCGAAGACGATGACGCTGTTGAGACACCAGATACCGAAGAAACGTATTTCGACATTGACGGTCAGAACGTCAGCTTGTCGGAAATCCGCGCTTCATATCTGAGACAAGCCGATTACACTCGAAAGACACAAGAACTAGCTGAACAGCGTAAGGCCTATCAGGAAGCTCAGTTCGATAAGAACCAACTGCGAATGGAAGCCCTCCAAGGTATTGAGGCTTTAAAGCAGCAAATGGCAATCGAATTCAGGCAGACTCAACAGCCGAATTGGGATGAACTTCTTCGCGACGATCCACATCAGTTTCTCATTGAGCAGCAGAATTGGGCGCGTAAGGAAGCCGCCGTTAAGCAGATGTACGACGCCGAACAGGCCCTTCGCACGAAGCAAGCCGAATATGAAGCGGAAATGCATCAGGCTCAGTTGCGCGAAAGTCAGACGCAGTTCTTGGCGAAATATCCTGAGATGCAGGACAAAAGTAAATCGGCGGAAGCCCTTGGTCAGATCACTCAATTGCTGATCGACAATGGTTTCACAAAGGAAGAAATCGAAGGCGTATCTGACTATCGAATTGTCGGTATCCTGTATGAGCTAAACAAAGCAATCAACGCTCAGAAGGCTATCCCGCAAGTCGTTCAGAAGATGGAGCAAAAGCCAGCCATTTCGGTGAAGGGAACTTCATCCAAGGCGAGCGATGCCTACACCAAGGATTTCAACAAGTTCAACAAATCACGGAAAGGCGACGACGCAATCGCGCTTATTTCTCGACTGCTTTAACCGAAACTGGCGCTAAGACCGCCCAATAATAAGAGGATTAAATCCCATGCCTACTCTGATCACCCAAGGTGCTGCTCACGTAAAGGAAGACCTTGCCGACATCATTTCGATGATTTCGCCGGAAGAAACCCCTTTCACTTCGTCTATCGGCAAGACCAAAGCAACTCAGAAGACCCACGAATGGCTTCGCGATGAGCTTGCTGCTGTCAACAAGGACAACGCTGCCATCGAAGGTGCTGACGCTGCTGATGCGACGCTCATCACCCCTACCCGCCTGTCGAACCAGACTCAGATTTTCACCAAGACCGTCGCTGTATCGGACACGTTCGAAGCAACGAAGATTGCTGGTGGTAACAGTGAGCTTGCTCGCCAGATCATGAAGGCTGGCAAGTCCATCAAGCTCGATCAGGAAGCCGCATTCCTGTCCGCCAATCCGTCTGTCGCGACTGGCGCCCGTAAACTTGGTGGTGCTGAAGCCTTCATCAAAACCAATGCCATGCACGGCACTGGTGGTGCAACGGCTGGTTACGCCGCTGGCGCCGTTGGTGCAGTGACAGCCGGTACCGGTCGCGCCTTCACCGAAGCACTGCTTGTCTCGGCTCTTCAGGGCGCATACACGGCTGGCGGTAACGTCACGACCATCATCGCCCCGCCTTCCCTCAAGGCAAAGATCGGTACTTTCACCGGCAACGCTACGAAACAGGCTATCGCAGACGGTAAGAAGACCATCAACGTCGGCGTCGATGTCTATAATGGTGACTTTGGTCGTCAGGACGTAATTACGTCACGCTTCATGACCACTTCGACAGTCATCGCCTATGATGAAAGTCTGTGGCGCATCGCAACCCTTCGCGGTCTGTCCAAGACTGAGCTTGCGAAGACCGGTGACGCAACCAAGTACCAGCTCGTCACTGAGGTCACGCTTGAAAGCCTCAACGAGTCCGGTTCTGCCAAGATCGCTGACCTGAACGGCTAATAAAATCAACTTCAGGATCCAACTGAAAGGCGCTGGAAACGGCGCCTTTTTCTTTGCCAATCTGACAGAAAGCGGCGGTCTCCATTCTCATAAATACCCGTAAAACCAACGGGGAATTTATGTCCGACCACAATCTCACAGCGGGCGATCTCGTCACACACGGCACGATCCTTTGGGAAGAAACACCCGAATATAAGGTTTGGATGACCCGTGACGGCGATAAGCTGATCATCACCACGGAATACAAAGACGACGTCATCAAGGCCCTGATGGACCAAAACCAGCGCGAAGCCAACGCTTTCAATGCGACCGGCTCTCACGGCAATTTGGTGAAGGTCGCCAGCATCCCGACAGGCCTCTATTACGACTGGAAACGGCAGGGAATTGTCGATGATCCGGAAGCGATGCGCCGTCGCCTCAATGACAGCGATTACGCGAAGTTCCGCACGAATTCATGGAGTCTTTGATGACCTACGATGAATTCCTCTCCACCATCGAAAGCTACACCATCCGGTCGATAAACGACATGCCGTTCGACGGTTTCGTTCGACGCGCTGAGTCATATCTCCGAACGGTGACAAAACATTATCTAGCGGAAACTACGGTCGTTCTGCCTATCGTCGCGGGTGCAATCGACCTGCCCGCCGACTTCATCGAAATCCGTTCCATCACGGGCGCCAAGCGCTATAAACCAGTAGCGGTTCAGGCTGCTGTTCTCTGCGAAAATGAGGTTGGCTATTACCGTTCCGGCAATCGCCTTGTTTTCGTCGGTGAACCCGATGAGACGATAGAATTGCTGTATTGGGCAGCGTTTGCCGATCTCACGGAAGACCAATCCAATTGGCTCTTCGACCGCTTCCCGAACGTCTATATCAGCGCCGTCTTGAAGGAATTCCACCGGTGGCAGACTGATCCGGAAGGTGTGCAGATCGAGTCTGCCGCGCTTCAGGAAGCTCTTTCCATCGTTGCCGAAGACGATCGCAGAGGACGCCAAACTGGTCCTATCATAATGGGTGGCAATTCATGGCGGTAATCGACGTCCCAATCACGTCATGGGCGCCGGACCTCCCTGCCCTTGGCTCGTCAGCGTTCACGAAAATTCATAATGCCACGGCAGCGCGGGGCGCCGCTCAAGGCACGATCTCGCTAAACCCGCTGAAGTCGGCTTCTTTGTATTCCAACACATCCATGGACTCACGCCCAATCGGCAGTGCCATCGGCGCCAATAGGACCGGCGATGCGAAGGTTTACGCAGGCAACGCGACGAAGCTTTACAAACTGGCGCCGGACACCCGCCAGTGGACCGATATAAGCCGTTCAGGCGGCTACACGACGTCAGCCACGGAAAAGTGGAAGTCGATCGAATTCGGTTCGCTGACCATCATGACCAATTGGGACAATGAGCCACAATACATCGATCGGAACATCGATACTCAGTTCGCGAATTTGACGACGCTTGCCAAGGGGCGCCACATCGCGACCCATAAGGGCTTTACCATTCTCGGTTCGACCTGGGATTCACTAGACGGTGCTGTCCCTTATCGCGTCCGCTGGTCTGGCATTGAATCGCCCGGTGATTGGACGTATTCCGCCGCAACTCAGGCAGATTTTCAGGACATTCAGGGCTACGGCAACATCCAAGGCATCGTGACCGATGACTCCTGCTATATCCTGCTTCAGCGTGGGATTGTGCAGATGACTTACATCGGCTCTCCCTATGTCTTCCAATTTACGGAACGGTCTTCGAAGGGCGTCAGCGTCCCCGAAAGTGTCATCACGGTTCAGGGCGCCCATTACTTCCTGTCCGATGACGGCTGGTACATGCTCAGCGGCGGACAGCTTCAGCCGATCGGCACAGGTCGCATCGACCAATGGTTCTTGGACAACTTCGATCCGGCTCAGTCTTCGTTGATGACGGTTGCCGCCGATCCGCGTGAAACCCTGATCTATTGGCAGTTTTGCAGCAAGGATGCGGAAGCCGGTAAGCCGGATATGATGCTGATCCTCAATTATTCGACCGGCGAATTCACCACAGCCGATGCAACAACAAGCTTCATCTTCAACAGCGTGTCTCTGCCTTGGACAATCGATATGCTGGGCAGTTTCGGCACGCTCGATGCGGTTCCATCTTCCTTCGACGACCCTGTCTGGTCAGGCGGAAAATCCATGCTTTGGGGCATGTCCGATACCGGCAAAATCTACAGTTTCGGCGGACCAACGCTGGAATTGAGCATAGAGACGCCCGAATATCAGCTTTCGAAAATCGTTCCCAATGAGACTGGCGCCGATATAGCCCGCGTTGACGCTGCCCGACCGCTATTCGAAGGCGGTGATGGCAAAGCGCGCGTCCAAGTCGGCACCCGATCGCTGACCAATGCCGACGTTTCATGGTCCGATCTAAGGGAAACACATCCGGAAACAGGCTTTGCATATCTTCGCAGCCAGTCGCGCTATCAGCGTTTCCGCGTCTCGATTGATGGCGAATGGTCCCGATGCATGGGCCTTCAGATCGACGCCAAGGCAACGGGGCGCCGATAATGGTTCAATCTGTCTACGACCACACCAATAGCCGCCAAGTGGCTCAGATCGTCAACCAGATCGTTCAGGCGATCGATAGCGCTACCGGCTCCGTCAATCTGACGAATTCCACCACGACCACTACGGTCAGCAATGCGAAGGTGACGACAAGCAGCCGCATCTTTCTTCAGCCGCGCAATTCTGCCGCCGTCACATCCGGCGCATTCGTCAGTAGCATATCAAGCGGCAGTTTCGTCATCACGCATGCCAGCGCCACGACCGTCCGCACATTCGATTATCTGATCTTCGCCGCATGATTGAACTTGGCTACTCACCGGAAAGATACGCGCGGGTACGTGACTGGCTTTTGAGCGCATTCAAGGTTGCCCCTGCCGTTTTCACCGAAGCAGAGATGATCGACAAATTACAGTCGGGCGAGTGGCATTTGATCACTACCGATAACGCCGCTTGCGTGCTGCAATTCTTCGAAAAAGACGGCGAAAAGGCAGCGAATATTCTCGTTATCGGCGGCAAAATTGGCGCTGCTTTGCGCGAAATTATGATCGCACATTTCGCCGTATGCGACATGCTTCGGCACGATAATTTCTCCTACATAGTGGGAGAACCCCGCAAAGAATGGCACCGTTTTCTTCTGAAATACGGCTTCGAACGCACCGGCAGAAAGGACCAATTTATAAAGAGGCTTTAGCACTACTTTGACTTCAACCCCTAAAGAAACAACCTCTAAGGTTGAGCCGTGGGATGGGGCGCAACCATATCTCACAGACATTTATTCGCAGTACAATGATTTGCTGAATGCCGGTGCCCCGCAACAGTGGCAAGGCAGTACGGTCGCTGATCAGTCGCAGGCTACCAAAGACAGCCTGTCGATGGCTGAACAGCTTGCCCGGAGCGGTAACACTGCCGTCCTTTCCAGCGGTTCGAACGCGGTCAACAACATCCTCAATTCCGGTATCAATTCGACTGCCGCCAACACGCTTTCGAGCCTGCAAAGCGGCACGCTCGGCACCAACCCGACGAATAGTTTCGCCACATCCGTCATGAACGGAAGCGGTTCGTCAGCGCCCGGAACCTACAATCTCAACTACACGAACCCTGCCCTTTCGCAGGCGTCCGGATATGGAAACTACACCAACTCTGCCGCTGGTCTTCAGTCGGCTCAAGCTCAGCAGCTTGCCAATTCCAGCAACCCTGCAATTTCCAGCTATCTTCAGCAGACAGCGTCCGGCGCCAACATCGGAAATAATCCCTATCTCGAAGCGAATATCGCCGCGCAACAGGCGAATATCGCGGATACGCTGAAAAATGTGACCAATCCCGGTATCGACAGCACAGCGGCTTCGCTTGGTCGAATGGGATCAGGCGCGTACGCATCACAGCGCAATTCGGCAGACACAACGGCGGCGAAAGCCATGTCTGACGTCGCGGTAAATGCGCTGACATCGCAATACAATTCTGATTTGGCGGCGCAGCAAAACGCGGCATCGCTCTATGGGAATCTGGCAAATCAGGACGTCACAAACCAGCTCAATGCCAATCAGCAGCTTGCTTCGACCGACGCTCAACAGCAGCAGCTTCGTCAGGCTGGAACGTCTCTTTATGGCAGCTTAGCAGACAGCCAAAACGCCGCTCAACTCGCCAATTCCAATGCGGCGAACGCGCAATATAACACCAACAATCAGTACGCTCTTCAGGGCGCCAATCTGCTGAGCAACAACTACGCTCAGTCGATTCAGGACATGCTTGGGTTGAATTCTCAGAAACTCAATGCCGCAAACAGTCAGATCAGCGCCGATAACGCCTTGGCTGGCAATCAGCTTTCGGCAGCGTCTCAGGCAGCAACCCAATACCAGAACCAATATCTGCCATCGCAGGCTCTATCGGGTGTTGGTACGGCTCAGGACAACTACAATTCGACACTGCTTCAGTCGCAGGTTGATGCATGGAATTCGGCTCAGCAACAGCCCCTCCAAAACTTAGCAAACTTCGCCAACTTATTAAACGGGGGCAACTACTCCAACACCACAACGCCGGTTTATTCGAACACGACTGGACAGGTGCTTGGCGGTCTTTCGTCATTGGCTGGCTTGTTTGCTCTCTGCGATATTCGCGAAAAGATCATCCATGCATTGGTTGGCTATATGCCACTTCTCAATGGCGAAAAGATCGCGATTTACCAGTTCAGTTATACCGGTGATCCCGATCAAATCGTTTGGACAGGCCCGATCGCCCAAGAAGTCGAAGAGAAGGCGAATGCTGCTGTTATCGACATTGCTGACCGCAAGGTAATCGATGTTGAAGCCTTCATGAAGGAGGCAGCGTAATGGCGTCAATCTGGGATTTTCTCACCCGCAAAAAGACAGACGGTAACGATCTCGAAGCTGTCCTTACACCGGAAAAGCAGCCGAATTTCCTGTCGCAATTCCTGCCGGAAGATCAGGACAAACGCGAAGCCGTCGCCCGTGCCCTCATCCAAGGCGGCGCTTCGGCGATGATGGCTGGTGGTCCGTCTGTCGGTAAGCCAACCAACCTGCTTCAGGTTCTCGGTGCTGGCGTTGCTGGTGGCGCGAAGGGCTATGACGACGCCCTGACAACCGATCTTGAAGCGAAGAAGTTCGGCGCCGCTAGCCGCGTCAACGACTATAAGATGAAGACCCTTGGCGACAATCAGGCCCGTACGAAGGCGTTCGTCGCCAAGTGGGGTTCACCGGGCGTCAACGGTTATCCTCCTGAAGCACTCGGCGAATTGGCTGAATTGCAGATGCTCAATGGCGATGACGAAGGCGCGCGCCAGACGCTTAAGCAGGTTCAGGCACTTCAGCAGAAGGGCGCCGACGAAGGTATGATTGTCGATCCGACCACGGGTGGCTTCAAGCTTGCCCCCGGCTTCGGTGAAAGCCTGTTCGACACGGAAAAGGCGAAGGGTCTCGGCAAGGCAATTGGCGCCAACCAAGAGACGACTGCCGACATTAAAAATTACGAATACGGCGTCGATAAGCCCGGATTTGTCGATTACCAGACGCAGCAAAAGCGTGCCGGTGTTGCCAGCCCGGACAACGAATTCGACAAGAAGGGCGCTCAGCTTGCCGCCGAACGATACAATACGCTGGCTCAGCAGGGCGTCGAAGCTCAGCAGATGGTTGGCAACGTCAACAACCTTGCGGAACTCGGCAAGCAGATCGGTACCGGTCGTTGGGCACAGGTCAAGAAGGCTTGGGGTCCGTGGGCAGCTAGTTTTGGGGTGAAGGTCGATGGTCTGGACGAGTCCCAAGCCTTCGAATCCATGAAGGCCCGTATCGCCCCCGGCATGCGCGTTCCCGGTTCCGGTGCGTCGTCTGACACTGACGTAAACATGTTCATGGACTCGCTGCCTTCTCTCGGCAACACCCCGAAGGGCAACGAGATCATCTCAGACACCATCAAGTCGGTTCAGGACGTGAAAATTCAGGCGGCTTCGATCGCCAATCAGGTCAATAGCGGACAGATCAGTTGGCAGGAAGGCGATAAGCAGATTGCTGCCCTCCCCGATCCGTATGCCAATTTCAAGGCTTATCGGAAGGGCGGCAAGGACAGCGGATCGGATAAGTCACCATCCGGTGATAAATCATCATCGACCGATGCAGCAGCGCCGAAAACCGGGCGTGTTGATGCGAACGTTGCCGTTATCGGTAGCCAAGCCGATTACGAAGCCCTGCCGAAAGGTGCGGCTTACCGGTTCGCGTCTGATAGCGAAACAACCGTGAGGACGAAGCGATGAACGATAACGCTCTTTACGCGTACCGCTATCTTCAAGACAAGTATAAGCTGAAGGATTATCAGGCGGCTGGCATCGTCGGCAACCTCATTCAAGAGTCGTCCATGAATACGGGCGCTCGGAATGCTGGCGACGGCACAGACGGCACGGATAGTATCGGTGTTGGTCAGTGGAACGGTCAGCGCGCCCGCAATTTCAAGTCGTTCGCGGGCGACAATACCGGCAATCTCGATACTCAGCTTGATTTTGTCATGCATGAATTGCAGGGCAGCGGCGGTAATGGCGGCGGCTCCGAAGCATATGCGTGGAACAAGCTGGCGAACGCTGGCAACGTCAACGACGCGACTGCTGCAATGATCAGCTATGAACGCCCGCACGGATGGTCGAAGGATGATCCGACTGCCGGTCACGGCTGGAACAATCGTATTACGAACGCCAGCGAACTGTTGGGCGTTGATCCTACATCTGTTGCGCAAGCTCAGGCTAAGTCGTCACCGACAAGTGACAATCCATTGTTTGCGATGATCCAAGGTAAAGCGCCCGATGCGCCGAAGCCAGCCGAAGACCCGAAATCGCAAAACGGCATTCTTATACAAGCGTATAATAAACTGACCGGATCGGACGTGCAGGTTCCAAGCACCATTCCGGACAGCGTGCCGATCCTTGGTGGTGCAGACACATCGAAAGTCATGAAAGGCATTTCCGGTATCGGCGATTTCGCCAAATCCATGGCTGAAAATGACCAAAGCATAAATAACCAAATACAGAGAGCCGCCGCTGGTGCCCGGGGTGGGCGCAATAGCGAGCCGGTTACTCTCACCTTCATCGACTACGCGAGCGACCGGAAAAAGAAGAAAGGCGGTCTCGGAAATTTAGGCGGATATCTACTTGGCTGAACTGACTGATTGGCAAAAGAAAATCATCGAAAAGGACGGCGCACCGACCACGCTTGAGGATTGGCAGAAAGCCATCATTCTCCGCGATGCTGTCACCGATCCCGATGATCTCGATGACGCCCCTGCCCGCATTCGCCTTGAAGTCGGCGCTCTCGATAAGCCAGAAGACCGTTTGACGGCGCTTCGGAAGCATTACCCTGATGCTCAGCCAACCGGCGATGACGGCAGCAATTTTATCATGACCGACCCGGAATCGGGCAAGGTCATTCAGTATAACAAGCCCAATTGGAACCCCTTCAACGCTGGCGATCTCGCGTCGATCGCGCCTGAGATCGGGAGTACGATAGGCGGTTCTATAGGCAGTATTCTCGGTGCTATCGGCGGTGGTGCGGCTGGTTCGGCTGTTCCTGTCGTCGGAACTGGTGCGGGTGCCATTGCTGGCGGCATGACCGGCGCCGGAACCGGCTCGGCACTCGGCAAGCAGGCTGTTTCGTCTGGCTTGAACTACATCTTCGGAAACGATGATACCCGATCGACCGGCGAAGTTGCCCGCGATCTCGGCACCGAATTCGCCATGGGCGCTTTGGGCGAAGGTGCAGGAAAGGCCCTTGGTGCTGGTGCGAAGGCTGCAAAAAATGCGTGGGTTCGTGGCGCTATTGGTGGTGGTGTTGATGACCCGATCAAAGCTGCCGAACGTGCCGCCGATCTCCGGGCAATTGGCGCTGAACCAACCGCTGGCATGGTCAATGGCAAGGAAAAGTCATCCCTGCTTGAACATGCTCTTTTACCGACCCGGCGCGGTAATCAGATTCAAGCTCGCATTGATGACGCGTTCGGCGCCCAAAAGGATGAATTCGGTCGTATCGTCGGTAGCCTGTCCGAGCAGCCTCTTGATATCGCGTCTGCTGGCGCTCGCCTCCGTGATCAGGCTGAGCTTGCCAAAGAAGCCGCAAAAGCACAGTCGGAAAAGCTGTATGGCGCTGTCGATCAGCATGTCACCTCCCCGGCTGTTGCGACCAATACCAGCGATTTTCTCGCCAACCTGACAAAGGAACGCGCGGGGTTCAACAAGTTCGATGAGATGACCAAAGCCGCCCAAACGGACAAGGTAATCGCCCAAACATCGGCAATCCTCGAAGACGCGCAAAATGGCATGAGCTTCGACCAATTGAAGTCGGCTCGCAGTTTCATCGGCAATGCTGCCAATGACGAAACCGATAAGGTTCTGAAGAACCATCTGAACGGTCTTTACGCCAGCCTGACGAAAGACATGGAAGCAACCGCCGCAAATTCCGGCGATGAAGGCCTGTCCGCGTTCAAGTCCGCCAATGACTTTTACCGCGATGAGATCGCCTCACCCGAAGGTTTTGGCAAGGGCGGTGCGGCACACAAGCTGCTGAACGAAGCTGATACCGATCGGCTGATGGGTTGGGTAACTGCCACGGACGCATCTGGCGGAAACCGCATTGCCGCTGTTCGTCGGACCATTCAGAAGTCGGATGGTGGCGCGAAGGCTTGGGACGATATTACTGCTGGCGTCATCGACCGTTTGGGTCGCAACAAACAGGGTAACTTTGATCCCGGCACCTACCTGAAAAACTGGACGGATATGAGCGACAACGCCAAATCGGCGATGTTCTCAGGCACCGGCAACGCTCAGCTTCGCAGCGATCTCGACCGATTGGCGCGCGTCTCGGAAAATTGGACGAAGTATCGGAAGGGCGTCAATGGCTCTAATACGGAAAACCACCGGGCGATCAAAGACTCGTTGAATCCGTTCAGTAAAGACAACCTGATGTTCTCGGTGCTCGGCTCGGTCGCGACTGGCGATCCAACTGGAATGATCGCCGGTACCGCTGCTGGTGTACTCAAAAAGGCTGTTCCTGCTGCCGGTAACAAGCTGCTTGCCGGTTCTCGCGCAAAGCTGCTGACCAGCCCGGAAACGGTGAACTGGCTTTCCGATATTCCCAAGGCGGAAATGCAGAAGGGCGGGCTGAAAGCTCACCTAGATAAGCTCAATCAGATTCGTAAGACAACACAGCGCCAGGGCCTCGCTCAGGCGATCGGCGATTACATGTTCTCAGTAGGCTACGAGCCGGAAAGGAATGAAGAGTAACAATAAAAAGAGAGGGTTAACCTCCATATGACTGATTTTTCTCAGTCCGATTGGGACGAAAATGATGCTGGCAATACCGGCACATCTCCTAACGGCGTAGCCGGTTCATACAGCCCTTCATCGGTAGCTCCGATTATCCGGGCGATCCGTGGCGCATCGAAGCGTTCGTGGGTGCGGGCAAATCCGATCTATACCACGACCGGCACAGGCGCCGCCTATGTGCTGACCTATGTTGCCGCGCCTGTCGCGTACCAGAAAGGCGAGATTTACCGCGTCTTTGCGCATGCCGATAATACCGGCGCCGCGACCATGAACGTCAACGGTCTTGGCGCCAAGTCGCTGCTGACACAGCATGGTAAGGCGCTCGAAGCGGGCATGATCACTGCCGGTTCGGTGATCGAATTCGTCTTCGACGCAACGTCATTCGTTCTGATCAGCAACGAAAAGTCGAAGCCGACATTCCTGACAACGGCAACAATCGCTGCATCGGGCGCGAACACTGCCACCCTAAACTTTTCAGCTAATAGCGTGGTTCGTGCCGCTGCTGCCGCAAACACGGCTGGCGGCTTCTCCGTCACGCTTCGCAACGCAAACAATGCGGTCGTTCGGACGCTGACGATCCCTGAAACCGGCAGCATGTCTCTCGGCAGTGACACGGTTTGGACGTCTGGCAACGATGGCGCCGGTTCCACGCTCGATGCGGACTTACTCGATGGTCAGCAGGGTACCTATTACCTGAATGCCGCCAACCTCACCGGCACATTGGCAAACGCTCGAATTAGCGGATCGTACGACGGAATCGACACGCTAACTGCCAATCGAATCCGCCTGCTTTCTACATCGGATGCATCGGAAACATCGACCGCCCATGGGCTTCAGATCGGGCTTGATACAGGCACAAACGTCATCATCGACAACAACGAACTGATGGCGCGCAATAATGGTGCCCTGTCGGCGTTTTACATCAATGCTTCGGCGCTCGGCATCGCCGCTGATAGCGTGTACGTCAACGATACAGCCAACATCGTCATGCATAAGGGCAATGACGGTGCGGGTTCTGGCTTTGACGCAGACTTACTCGACGGTCAGCAAGGCACATATTACCTGTCCCTGACCAATGCGACCGGCACCCTGCCGAACGCGCGGGTTTCCGGCGCCTATGACGGCATAACCACGCTGTCCATGACTGGCGCGCTGACGATCACCAATTCAGCGCCGTCCATCATCATGTCGGACACCACGTCCGGCTCGTACAACACCCGCATCATTGTCGACAGCAACAACTGGTATCTCCAAAAGCAGGCTGATGGTGCGACTGCATGGACGACGTTCATGCAATTCGAGATGGATACGACCAACGCATATGCGAATGGCTCGCAAATCCTCACAGCCGCAAACCATGCCCATTTGGCGATCGGAACGACGGCAGCTTCAGCGCAATCCGCGATCGGGATCAACAGCGCGTTAGTCGGCTCTCTAAGCGCCGGTATCGCCGCAAATGGTATTGGTTCATATGCGTTTGCGCAGCGCACAGGCGGAACAGGTGGATACGCTCTTGGCGCAACAATCGCAGGCTCAAACCTGACACCATCTAGCGTTGGCGATCAGTCCGGTTCGCTCAGCGGAACATGGCGTTGCATGGGCTTCATCACCAGCGGGGCAACTGCCGAAGGTTCCCGCTCACTTTGGTTGAGGATTTCCTAATATGACAATGAATTTTAAGGCTGCGACATACAACCAGTATGGAACGATCGACATGGAGGTAGAACATCCTGACTTCGGCTGGATTCCGTTCACCGCGTCAGAGACCGATAGTGAAGACTATTGCCGCGAACTGTTCGCTGCCGCCGTCTCGACTGCCCTGCCCTACGTGGCGCCTGTTTACACGGATGAAGAGCGCCGCGCGATGATGCCCGCACTGTCTGCCCGTCAATTCTGGATGGCAGCGGCGAATATCGATATCGATAAGGACGTCATCGTTTCCGCGATCAAGGCGAACATGGCTGATGGCGTCGATCGGAAGATGATGATCGCTGAGTTGGAGTCAGGAAGCTTCGAGCGGACGAACCCGACCATTATCGACGTCATGGAACTTATGTCGATCCCCGCCGCACAAGTTGATGACTTGTGGATATGGGCGGCGGGAATCTAACAGCGGAACTTTAGGTGAAATCAACGATAGTAATCACGCCCGCGTCGTGAAACTCTTCCTTCTTCTCATCCCATATGCTCGTTGCCGATTTCACGTCCAGATAATCAATGATCAACCGCCCTTCGAGGGTATGGAGCGTAAATTCACCATACCAGCGGTTTGCGGGCTGAGGTGCCGTTTCCGAAAAGTTGTTTCCAACATTTGCGGCTTGTATCGAGCCTTCGAGAACGGTGCCATCGAAGAACTCTATACGATACAATCCGAATATCGGAAGGTCGCGGGTAACCCGCGTGATTTGCTTGACCTCGGCAGGGGTTGAAGTCCATCGCGCCATTTTAAATTCCTCTAATAATAAGTTTTCAACACAGCTATTTTTAAGGTGTCCTTGCTTGGTGATGACTTCGCATGGACACGCCCGTATAGTTAATGCTTCCTCAACAAAGGACAAGTTTTCAATGAGCACTCTTCGCGCACTGGCAATCGACGCTCTCAAAGAAACCGGAGCGATAAAAGAGTGCGATGTTCATACCGATGTCTGGCTGGACAATCTTGATGTCGGCGCGAACGAAGAAGCGAAAGCAATCCTAATGGCTCAAGTTCAAAATGAGTTTTTGGTGGCTACTGAGGACGAGGTTGATCAAGCCATAGCTGAAGCACTGACCCACTACCCGGATGAGTGCGGCTATTGCACAGACAATATGCTCGACTGAGTTTGTCGGTGAGTTTCCTATGGTTGTGAATAAGTCCCGGCAAACTCCATGGCACTTTTAGAACATCTTGTCAGTTTTGCGAAAGCAAACCTGTCAGATTCCGCCTAGCCTGATCTCGCTTCCTAAATTTGCAATAGGGAAGCCCCTTGTGGAAAGGGTACATGCGGGCTGTCGCCTTTGCTTCGAAACAGAGGCGACAGCTTGCCAATCACCGGATATCCAATCCCCACACCGCGATGCTCGATGCGCCGTCACCCGCATAGTTGTCGTTGCCGGTCGCATTGGCGATCTTCACGAAAATGTACGGATTAGCAGGGACGCCAGCCGCAAAGGTGACGGACAGCGATACTTTCCAGTAATCTTCAAATGCAGTAACGGTCACTGAATTGACGGTTTGAACGCCGGACTCGCCGCTCGAATAGTTCAATGTGCCGGTATCAAGATTGACCACCGCGCGGGCATCCGCATAGTTGCCACCGTTCTTCTGAATCTGGAAAAACAGGTTGCGGGCGCCTGATACGCGCTTGGCACAGATCGTAAAGACCCGTGTCGTTTCCGCTACTGTCACGCTCGATGTGACAAACGCCGAATGGCTGTTGGTGGACGTATCTTCGACCAATAGCGCCCCGGTCAGCTTATGTTCCGGCGAATAGATGGCGGAAGTCGTTATCGTAGCCTGCTGCCCTGAGAAGCCGGTGAGCGGGAGGTTCTGATAGATCGCACCTGACGGATACTGATAGCCAGCGTTGACCGAGTTTGCCCCGCTGATTTTTGACGACACGTTGAAGTTCGCGCCATTGGCGTTCTTTTTATTGCCGGTGGCGTTGAAGTGGGTGCCATCAATCGTGTCAGTCAGTGTGATCAGTGTACCGGGTGTGACCGTGCTTTCCGTGCCAACTGCGATATCGACCACGTTTGACCGGCTGCGAAGCGTCGTATTGCGCGACCGCCGCTCAACATCCCGCGCCGAATTATAGACTGTGTTCGCTGAATTCGATGTCACGACTGCCGGGATCGTCGGATAGAAATATGTCTTGTTCTTATGGCGAGCCTTGGCGGTTTCAACAAATCCATCGACTTGAACAGCCGTATAAGTGTTGAAAATCATGTCGTTCGTGCCAAGCGGATAGAAGACATTATCCGTCATATTCAACAGTCGATCGCGGCAAGCCGTCTTCGTCGGATCGGACATTTCGAAGGCAGTTCCACCGGGAACCGAGACGTCGATACCCGCCATATAGGGGGTCAACAGACGAGCGACAGAACCGATACCGCCTTGGAGCGTGTCCGGAACGTCGCAGATACCGTTGACGAGAACGCCCGAATGGTTGCTGTCACCGGAAACGCCGAACGTCGGACGCGCGATCTTTCCGCCGATGAAAGATGGACCATAGAAGTCGCCACCACCGTTCCACGTATTGCCATATGCGGTTGCTGAGCCGATCAAGTTCGGGACTGTTGAACCGTATTGAAGTGCCTCGCCATTGGCATAGTCAGCGCGAGCATGCGAATAGTAGCAGCCGTTCGGGAAGGTTCCTCTGAAGTTGATCCAAAAATGACTTCCGACTTTCGGACGAACAGTCGGACCATAGAGCTTTGCGTCTTGGAAAGCGGCGGCTGACGCAACACCACCACCAGCTTTTGTTTGGAGAATGGTGATTTGCTGAGCGCCGGACGCATCAATCCACTTGATCGACGCTTCGATGGTCATCGTTCCACCGGTTGACCACTCGCCATAACCAGCAGAGGCGCCATAGTGCGGGAACCAGACTTGAAAGCTGCCATCGGTGATGTCTTCATAAGCAACGCCATGGACGGTGCCACCAACAGCCGGGTTCGCGGAACCAAGTCCCTGCCCGCTGTTGTATTCATTACCGATTGCCTTGACGTATGAAAGCGGGCGAAGCAGCGTTTCCGGATCGATGCCGGTTATCGGTCCTGCCACCTGAGACGCAAGAATTTGCGCCATTTGATCGGCTTTGAAGCTGTTCGGATGTGTGCCGTCTGCTGTTGGGACAGGTGGCGAAGCCCAAACAAGGCTATCCCTTGCGGACGCAGCAGCATCAGCAGCTTCGATAATCCTATTGACGTTTGCGGGTTTCGCGCGGATCGCGGCATTCAGCGGAACGATCGACGCCATTGTGCCATCGGTTCGCCCTGTCTGATTGGCTACAGTCGCATAGCCGTCAGTCGAAGACGAACGGGGCGTCATCGTGGTTTGAGCGATCCGTTTGCCGGAAACCATCGAATAAATCGACTGATGATCAGCAAGGATTTGCGCCTGTGTGCGACCAAGACGAAGGTCGTTGATCCCGTGTTCGCTGATCACATCGCTGAAGTTGATCAAGGCAAGGAAGGCTGTCGGATATGAAATCGTGCTGACGAATTCAGTTACCTGCTGACCGGGCTTCGTGATCTTCAGGTACGCGTGCCCGTAGTTGTCGAGTGCGCGAGCTATCCAGCCAGAACCGCGCTTGGCGCCGACTGACGTGATATCGCCTTCACCGAACGCGATGCTGTCGCCAAGGATAACGAAGCTCTTCGCAGCCGGTGCAGCTACATCGCCGATGATGACTGACGCGCCGAACGTCGTAATGGCAGACGTTGCGCTGATTGTGCCGCTGTTACCGAGATCGGAAGCCGAATTGCCGTCCGGAACGCCAAGAGCCTGAGAGCTTGCCGGAAGTTCCTGACATGGAAAGCTGCCGACAGACGCATTCAGGTTGACGGTACGTTCCCAAAATTCAGCGCCTTTTGGGATCGTCAGATTGATTGGATCGGATACGACATTCAGTGTGGATAGGGTGACTGTCGGACTACCGCCCCATGTAACCGCCGTGAACACACCAGCCGGATATTCGATGAAGCGCTTGATTGTGCGGGTTGCCGCCGCGACAGCCGTGGTTCCCGAATAGACGAAGTTCGCATCAACCGTTTTGAGATTGGAGATATCGCCGTCCGGATGGGCGAAGTGCGATCGACGGGACGTGTAGTTTGCGGGGACGGAAGCAGTCGCAGTCGGTATCTGAAACCGGTTTGCAGCGATGATGCCTGTCGTGATGGGCGGGATGATTGCGCCGCCAATGGGCTTCAGGAGACCAAGGGACGTGAAGCCGAACCCAAGGTTAAACTCCATCAGGCAGATACCACCGTCACTTTCACGCCTGAGCGGATGGAGAACGGAAAGGACTGACCAGCAGCGATCTTTACGCGCGGCGTAACCGCGGCATTCGGGGCGGCTGCACCGCTCGAAAAGGCGACGTAGATGTCAGCCAATGCGGTGATGATCAGATACTTCTTCGACGCAGCAGAGAACGTATAGACGGCGCCTGAGTCCAATTCCTGCGATTCGAAGTCGCAGGACATAACGGCGGCATCTGGTGTGATGTTTGAAAAAATGAGTTGGGCAACAGCCATAAAATGAAGGCTCCATAGGGTGATGGAGCTATTTAGCGAAACCCCAAGTGCAACCCGGAAAGCACGCCGCTGCTATATTATCGGGATACAGGAACCACAGTTACACATTTAAGTTATTGCTGCATTGCAACTAGGATCGCCGCCAATGATGACCGACGACGAACTTTTCAGTGCATGCTTTGAAGATGGGCGACGCGCCGGTCGTATTGGGCTCCCAATTACAGCCAATCCCTATCTCGATGAAGAAACGGTCGAGTTGGTGGCTTGGGTTGAGGGCTTCGCATCCGTCGACACAGCGATACTAATCCCGGCTGAACGCGCCCGTATTTTTCATGAAGGGCAAACGGCGGCACTGAACGGACTATTGGCGTCAACCTGCCCTTACCTTGAGGAAGAAAACCCACGTCGGATGGAAATCTGGCTGATGGGCTATGCACCGCATGTCGAGGAACATCTGATTGACGACGTCGTTCAGGTCACATGACCTATCTAGCCCACCGCCCATTATTGTCATCGCTGCTGATATCAGCCGTGATATGTCTGTCGGTGTTTGCCGTACAGACATGGATGACAAAGCCCGATGGAACTGTCGATCGCAAAGAAAGCGTGCTTGATCCGCCACCTTCCTCCTAGGCACCGGATTTGAACAGGTCAAACTCGGCTTGGCGGCGGATAGTCAACCCGCGCAAAGGGGTCAATGTGCCGTTCACACGCGCCTTGTTCCATTGCAGCCACGAGGCTTCGATATCCTTCAGCGATGCCTTGGCGTTGATCCGCTTCAACAGTGTGGACGATGCGAGCGCGCCTGCACCCAAATTGTAGGTGAAGGATACGAGCGCGCCGAATTGGTCGTCATTTACCGGGACTTTGACAAGCTTGGCAACATCGCGTTCAGCGTCAGCCAGATCACCGCGCAACAGGCGTTCGGCTTCGGCTACCGTGATGGTCTTTCTGTTCGCAACGTCCGCTTTGGTGACCGTGGCTGTGTGCCCATACCCAATGCTTGGAATATTCGCGGGGCAATAGTAGGCGGTCAATTTCTCGCCTTCAGATGATTTGATGATGGCGAGTGCTTTCGGGCTTGTGGTGTTGGGCATTCCTTTCTAAAATCTCGTTATAAATCAATTGCTTGATTCATGTTTTATCGATCTAATGTATTGACTAATTCGTCAGTATTGGTATAATCAGGGTAACCGGTTGGAAATATAGTAGGAGGTTAGTCGATATGATTATCACTGCTATCCAATCCCTGTTCGGATGAGCTTCGCTCAGATGGCGAAGCCATCAATTCGATATATTTATTCAGATCATCAATCTTATCTTTGATCCGCTCATATTCAGCGGTGTGATCGTCATTCCATCGATCGACCAAATCCATCTTTTCGGTCAGGCTCAGTGCTTCAAATTCTTCGTACATCTTCGTTCCTCCCTTAGTTCGCGAAATCCGCGGCAACAAAGCCAAAACCGATTTCCTTGAACGACATTCCTAGAATTTCTTCACCGAAATTCGCCTTCAGATAGCGAGACATTGCCAGCATATTACGGTTGATGATTGTGTCTGATTTCTCGCAATAAATGGCGACCGCACTGTGAGAGATAAGCTTATCCGGACAAGCCAATGATGCAGCATATGGCGATGTGAATGTACCGAATGGTGTCGTGTAATATCCCTTGAATTTCGGATGCATTTCACCGGTCTTCGATGCAGCCATTTTACGCTTCGTCTCGGTCGTGTTTTCCATGCCATGACGACCACGGCTGCTACGAAGGGTGTTCAGCGTGTATTCATCAGCCTTGTCGATATAGAACTGTTCCAGATCAAGGCGTTCTTCCCTGTCACTTACCAGTTCAATAACACGGGTTGAGAATGCGTATTCGCCATATTCGTCGAATGATTTTTGCAGAAGGACAGACTCGCTTTCGCCCTTACGAAGCTTGCTAAAATGGGCTGAAATACGGGTACAAATATTCTTGGCGCTTCCGACATATTTTTCGCCAGTGATGGTGTTGATGATCTCATAAACACCGCTGTCTTTTGGAAGATGGTCGCGCTTGCGATATTCACGCTTCATAAGCCGATTTACTGTTTTCGACAGGTCATCGATCTTGGTTTCAAGGCGGGCAATTGATGTTTCAAAATTGGTAGTCATTTGGGGTTTCTCCTGAAATAAGTAGCTCCGTAATTGGCGCTACGATTTATTTAGGAGAAACCGAATCTCTGGATTTCCAGATTTCCCTAGATATTGGGAAATCAGGAGACAAACCCAATGACAATCAAAGTAATTTCGTTCGGCGTAAACACGCCCCACAACCGCCTAACCCTCGTAAGGAGAGGCGGGAAACGCATCGTATTAGCAACGACAATCGAGATCGACTGCATCAGCGAACGGATCGATAAAATCGACAGCGATACAGCCGTCGTGTTCGGGCTTGAAGAAATCCCTGAAAAGGTGGCGAGAAAGGTGTTGGAAGACACACCGGAAGGCCTGCCCGCAATCGTGGTGATGGAGTATCAGAAGGCAGTGAAGGACGATGTGAAAGACAAGGTGGCGGCGTTCGTGGCGAAGTGCGTTCGACAGGTAGCGTAAGCATCCCTCTTGCATTCAGAAGACGAATGAAGTTTAATATCGCCCCATAAGGACAGCGTTTCGGCTCAATCCTGCTGCTAATAAATCAAAATCTGTCGCCAACGACGGAAATGGAGTAGCGAGAAGGGACTGAAGTCGAAAACCCTTATAGATCAGGGGTTTCAGAGGCGTATCGCCGATTTCTCCCCCGATTTTTCCGACAGCGGTTCAACCACACCCCGATCACACGCCGGTCTATCCGCGCGAGGTGGTGCGCCGTGCGCTGGAACTGTCGGCCACCGCGATCATTCTCGTCCACAACCATCCGAGCGGCGATCCGACACCGTCGCGCGCCGATATCGACATGACGAAGACGATCGTCGACACGGCAAAACCGCTCGGCATCACCGTCCACGATCACATCATCATCGGCAAGGACGGGCATGCCAGCCTGAAGGGGTTGCGGCTTATCTGA